AATGGACACACGTTCTACGGATACGCTGACTTAAGCAATGCTTCTGATGCCATTCCCAAAGAATTATATAGGGATGCTGGTAACGATCTGTGTGATACACTGGGTGATTCCTGGGTTTCTATATTTGATAGAGACTTCCACCTTCCGAAATCAGTAAAAGACTTTTGGAAGACGAATCATCACATGCCAAACAGTGTGCAGTATAACACAGGACAACCTATGGGAGCGTTATCCTCATGGCCATTTATGGCCTATGTACACCACCGTATAGTATGGACTGCCTTTGGAGGTCGGCACAAGTCGTTAGACAAGTACCTAATCCTAGGCGATGATATTGTCATATTTGACGAATCAGCCTACTATAAATATTGTAATCTTCTTCATAAACTAGGCATTCCCTTTACTCACAATGTTTCCAAAGTGGGTTTTGAGTTTGCCAAGCGAGTCTTCTTCAAGGGGACAGAAGTCACGGGAGCTTATACAGCAGCCTTGTGGGCTAGCCGTAATCAACCAGAGGTCTTTTCACTCGAGTGGAGAGGTCTCGCTTCTAGAGGTTACAAAGCCGGTCTTGATCTGCACCCGTCCTTTCGGACACTACTTAAAGTGTCAGCCAAAAGGTTTGAGAAGTGCAAACTTCTTATGACGGTACCTTACGGCACCGAAATTCCATCTATCGAGCTAGCAAAATTTACACTAGACTTGACAGGACGTAGTAGTTGTTACCTTACGAATAAGGAGCAGCAAGGCAAACTCGTAGAACCTTTAAAAGCGTTCCGGCAAGCCGCATCACTACTGATTCAACAACAGTTTCAGAAGTGGTTAGATGAAGCGAAAGACGCAGTACAAGCTAATGCTCGCACTTTTAGTGCTGTCTTCCAACAAGCATCAGGATTGAGTGATCACTCAACACCGGTCGTACAAACAGCTATAAATGAATACTTAGAAGAGAGGACACTACATGTGTATTATCTCGAAAGAGACCTCAAAAAGACTTATATGGGTGGAACACAACTATTACAAGGCCTCTCCGGAGGCGAAGTAAAGTATGTTGAACCAACTCTAAAAGTCCTTCTAAGGCCTAAGCTGCCACACATCCCTCGCTTAATAAATTTTAATAAACGCGAGAAACATATGGAACAACTTAAGTTCCGGGCAGTTCATCAGCTAAATATTATTCACATGCTGAGAGGTTAGATCAGATTCGCCTCCGTATTGGCAGACAAATCCTCCTAGAGTTCTGCATTCAGTACTCTGGGACGGCGTTCCTCACCGAGGTGAGG